CTAAAGTTGCTTCGTCTCCTTCAATAACTGCGTTAGAAGTTGAAGCAGAAGCTAGTGCGTCTGTTTGCCATTCGTGTAAAACTGCAGTAGATTTTGTCTTTGCAGCTGAACTTAGGAATGGCGTGTCTGTAGGCGAAATGTTATAAATAACATCAGAAAGATCTTCTCTTTCACCTACTGAATCGTACGTATCAAACGTATTTGTTGGTTGTGCCATTGTTTTTTACCTTCGTTGTTGAGATTTAAGATTAATCATGTCAAGTATTGCAGACGAGGCATCTTGTAAATGCCCTGTTTTTGCTAACTTGCCAATCTTTTGTCTTATGGCTTCTCTACCAGAACTCGTATTTGATTTTGCAATACCAGCTTTAACAACTTTAGGAGCATTAGCTACTTTCTTTTGAACGATAGGTTTTTTATCTTTCAAGTTTTGGTAACTCATTGCATCCTTTGCAACCATAAGAAATCTATGGTCTGCAAGCTGTCCAATCTCAGAATCATTAAAACCATAACTTCGTAATGAATTACGCATATTAACTTTAAATGTGTCTGCTTTATTTGGATCAGCAAACTCTGGTATTTTAGTTGCTGCTAACTCTCGCTGTGTTTCAAGGAAATCATTATATTGTTTTTGTTGAGCTTCTTTAGCTTTAGATCTGACTTCCTCTAGCTGCCTATTTTGTTGTCTTAACTGGTAGTCCAGTCTAGCTGCAGCTGTGGGATCTTCGTCATAAAGTTTTTGAAGATCTTCACTTCCTTGTTGTTGTCTGACAGTTGCGTCAGCAGTTGCAATTAAATCATTTAACTCTGATAGTCGAGTATCATAAGATTGACGCAAACTCGTCTTTTGAGATTCAAGCTCTCGCTTTTCCATCCCTAAAGAATGAGTTTTTTGTCTATAATCTGAGTCTCTAGAATAACCTGCTTTCAGCTCATCAAGGCTAACCTCTAACTCTTGACCATTAACTTTAACTCGGTGGAGTTCTGGTTCCTCGGATAATTCTGTTTGTGTTTCTTCTGTTACCTCAGTATTTTCAGTAGTCGGTTCAGGAGTTCCTTCAGACTTTGGTTGACTCTCTTGAATTTCCTGTTTCTCAGTAGACTCTGATGGTTCTGTTTTAGATTCAGTTTCTTGTTGATCTTTTGGATTCAATAGTCCTGTAATCTTTTCTGCAGCACCTTGTACATTTGTACTTTCTGCCATAACGTTCCTTTCTTATTGGTTGACGTAATTGAAGTTTCGTTAGATTAACTTCGTTTATTTAATTGATCTAACTCTTGTTGAGTTAGTTTTCCACTTGCCATGATGCTATGTAAATGACCTCTGATTTTGTCTACTAGATTGTAGGCTACCCAAAGGTATGTACGCTTGTCATTCTCAGTGAAACTTGTATTGAAGATTTCTTGTTTATATATTTCAAGAAGATCTTCGAATGCTGTTTTAAGCAGGGGATCGTTTAGGAGCTGCTCTGCTCGCTTGCCCTCCCTGACTTGCTTTTCCTTGTTGTCCATTTATTTGTTGTTGTGTATTAAAGAATTGATCTTGACCTTTTACAATTTCTTTCATTAGATTACCAGATGATTTTAAATCTTCTGCTTCTAACATAGATCTACGTTTCAATTCAAGTTCATCTATTTTAGATCCATATTTAAGTTCAATTTCTTTTATCTTTAATTCAAAGTCTAAAAGATTTTGTCTCATTTGTGCTTCAATTCGTTTAACTTCAGTCTCAGCTTTTAGCTGTGCTCTTTGGTTTTCACCTTGAACCTGTGCTAGAGTTACTTTTTCAAACTCTGTTGGAGGTTTAGGTGGAAGTTGAGGCATTTGAGCTGCTCCTACATCTGGATCCATAAAGAAAGGTTCTATACTATTTAGACCTGCATTTTCAACTAATTTCTTTAAAGAATTGTATATATTTCTTAAATTAACCATAGGACCATAAACATTCTGTTGAAGGTTTATAGCCTGCATTTGTCTTTCTAAAATAGCATTAAGCAGGATCAATTGTTGTTCTTTTGATCCTGTACCTAATCCAACATGGACTGTAACATTAACTCTGTCTTTCCACTCGTAAGGTCTCATAGGTATATATTTACCTCTAATTCTTACGATCTTTTCTTTTTGTTGATATTTGCATACCAACTCAAATATTTTTAAAGCTAAATCTTTAACACCTGTTTCTGCAAAGATTCTAGCAATCAACTCCATTCTCATTTGAGATTGAGTTAAAACCTGGTTCATACCAGTTGCTGTTTTATTATTTAAAGAATCTGGATTTAATCCTTGTGATGTTTTACTAACGCCAGTTCTAGTTTCTTTAACAGAATCTAAGTAAGCTAACATACCACTAGCTTGTTCTGTAATAGGTTGTGCCTGAATAGGCATCATTACATTAGAAGGTGGTTGTTTAGTTCTTACGATTCCTCCAGGACGATTTGTAAGTAAGTCGTCCATAGCAACTTGACCATCTTGGATGGCAACTCTGTTATTATTTGTTAGATACATATTATCTAACATTTGTCTCATAACAGTAGATTTAATTAATTGAATATCTTCTACTAGCTCTGCAATAGATCTTCCATGAAATCTGTGAGGCATAATAACAGGTGTCATAGAAATGAAAGGCATTGTATCTACTTCTTCAATGTCTAATAATTTCTTAGCATCTCCTGCTACAGTTATTTTACATAACTCTGCTTTACCATCATCATTTAGATCCATTCTAATGTAGCATTCATGTACTAATACATCGTTAGTAGTTTTATCTCCATCAGATAAACCATGTGAAAAATCTATATTTTGATGTCTTGTAAATTTATCTTCAGTAAAGTAATCAGTATCACCAGTTGGTAATCCTTCAACTAGATCTCTGTCATAACCCATTTCTACTAATTCAGTTTTAGTTTTGTTAGTTCTATGACAAACAAAGTTAGCAGAATTAATATCTTTACATCTTCTTTCGATTAAAAATTCTTCAGGTGGAACTGGATCTATTCTAACTTGTCCATATAATTTTGTTCTATGAATAACTACATCATGTAACTTAACTTTATCTATTTCTTTTCCTCTATCATCTGTGATAGGTTCTTCATATTCAGAATGGTTTTTAACTTTTACTTGTGGATCTGAAACTAAATCATCAAATTCATCATCTGTTAATCTTGTATATTCTTCTCTTTCAGTTTTAGCTGAATCATCCCAATAAATTTTTAAAATTCCATTTTTTTGGATAAGTGCATCTTTGAATGCTGAATATAATGATGTAAATCCATTATTCTCTTTTAAAAAGATGTAATTTAAATAGTCAGAACATTGTCTTGCCATTTCTTCATCTTCAGGTCCAACACCTTCGCAAGCAAATACATTATCTCCTGAAGTAAATATCTTCATAAGAGATGGCATTAAACTTTCTACTGTGTCCATTACATCATTAGATATAACTTGAGAACGTCCTTCTTGTTCATTACCAAGAGGCATTCCTAAATAATATTCTAATGATTTCTTTCTTCTCGATACTAACTCTCCACCAATGTAACCTGATGAACTATGTATTTCTCTTGCTAGTATTGATAATATTTCTTGTGTTGATTTTTTCATACTACGTATTTCGTATCTATCCTTATTGGTTTATCCCATGCTGTTGTATCTAATGGTTCTGACACACATCCATATCTAAAACTATCTGCTGCGTGTGAGCACCAATCGTGTAAAGGTTTATTTTTAAAAACCTGATTTTTCTCATCCCATTGTTTTCGATATTGTCTTAATGCGTCTAATCCTACTTTACACTTTTCTCTATCAAACCAACAATTAGGTAATGTATTTCTCACAGATTCTATTCCATGATCAACTTCTAATTTAGGAGCTACTTCAAAATCTATTCCTAATTCGTTTGCTACTTCTAATCTAGATTTTCCAGTTCCTAATTCTCTAGCCATTATATCGTGAGGTGCTATATGATTTGAATAAGCATATCCTTTATCAGATAACACGTCAGCATAATGAGCTAAACTTTCTCCACTTGTCTCATAATAATCAATTAGGTGTACTTCTTGTCCAACTCTTTGTGCAAACCAAATAGCTGTACTATCTCCGATCCCCAAATCCCACCAAGTTTCCACACCTACATTTTCATCTACAGGCACGTAGCTGATTCTTCCATCATTATCAGCTTTGGTTATCAGTCGACCATAATAACTTCCTGACACAGCAGCTGTAAAAGAACATTCAAACTCTTGTTCAAACTGCTCTGGTGTCATAATGGAACGTGCCTGCTCCAGTTCCTCATCTGGAATTACTTTAGTGTCTGAAGATTTATATAGTTTCCCATACCAATCTTTATGACCTCTTAAGGCATAATCATAAACTTCCCAGAATTGATTATGACCCATTGGTGTACCGATAAATAAAACCCATCCTAATTTATCTGCCACTGCAGGTCTGATAATCTCTGTCCAAACTCTAGGAGACATGATAGCGTATTCGTCTAATACGACTCCATCAAATCCCATTCCTCGAATTGAGTCAGGATTATCTGCACCAAATATTTGAATACGTGATCCATTAAATAGATCTATTCTTAATTCAGTCTCGTTCCTACTACCACCCCAATGCATTAAGGGTTTCGTATAAAATTTTAAATATTCCCAAGCAATAGATTTACCTTGTCTATATGTGGGAGCTATGAATGCACATAAACTTCTAGGTTTACCTGCTGCTGTTTTAATTAATTCGTTTATTGAAAGTACTGATTTCCCAAATCGTCTATGACAAACTAGAACACTAAATCTTTTTAAATTATCGTGAACTTCTCTTTGATATTCTCGAGGTTTATATGGAACCTCAATTATCTTAACTTTCTTTTTGCCATTGGACTTTGATTTCGATTGGTTCATCAGATCCTATCTTAGATGTTGTACTTGCTAGTCGTGGATGAACATAAGGTGCTGCTTTTTCTGCTGCGTACATTTTACGTTCAGGTGCACTTGCAGGATTGTTTAACACAGATAGAAGATAATCTAAAGGAGAATGTTGGTATTTAACTGCCATTTCTTCCATAGATTTCCACAGCTTCTTAGTCTTAGCTCCGAAAGGTCTACCAGCTCCAGGTCTTTTACCACCATGATTTGGTTCTTTAGTTTCGTCTTTTTTAACTTCGTTTTCGTATGTTTTATCTTCTTCAACCATTATATCATCCATCTACCTTTTTTATCAAAAGTCTTAAATGCAGATCTTTTAGCAATTTTTTCTGTTCCTATTTTTCTTATAGCTGCAGGTACTAATGTTAATGCTGTAGCTGTTATAGGATGTTTAAAAGCAAACTTAGCTGTTTTAAATAAAGCCTTTGGTAAAGTTTTACCTAGGAATCTTTGTTCCCCAGTAGATTTTTTACCAATACCAACTGCCCATTTCTTGGCAGATTTAGTTTGTTTTTTTAAACTTTTTTTCCAGTTACCATTAACGTTAGTCATTATCTTTTTCCTTTTTTCTTAGCATATGCTTTAGCTTTTTTCTTACCAGCTTTAGTGTATGCGAACTTTTTCTTTCCTACTTTAGGCATAATTATCCTTTCTCCTCTTATTATCTTAATAGTCCTTGCATTGCAGCGTCTCTTGTAGTCGGCATAGGCATTTGTCCACCTGGACGCTGACCCATAGCTGCCATTTGTGGGTTATTAGCTTGTTGTAATAAACCCTGTTGTTGTTGTTTTGCTATTTCTGGCAATAATTTAGCTTTTATGATCAATTGTAGCTTCTGCTGCTCCTCTGGAGACAGTCTAATCATTTTATCTGCTAATTTTTCTAAACTTTTGCTCATAGAAATTTCTTAGAATAAGGAACTAGCTTAGTTTTTGCACGCCATTTTGGATTTTTAACATTCTTAGCAAAGGATGCTCTTAAATCTCGTTGTTCTTTAATAGGATATTTAAAAACCGAGTAAGGTTGTTTTAAAACCTTTGGTTTTTTTGCGAATATTCCTAAAAATTTAGCTATGCTCATCTGCCTTGTCCTCTGTATTTCTTATACGATTTTTTTTCGTGTTTGTTAAGTCGTTTTTTATGCCTGCCTATGCTTGGTCTAGTTCTTTTGACGTAGGTATTAACACCCCATTTAGGAGCTTTACCCATTAGTCTCTATCTAGAATATCCCATGCTGCTGCACCACCTAGTGCTGCTGCTGATTTAGGATATTTTTTTGCCATTTTTTTAGCGTACATAGTACCTTTATGTGCTTTTTTTGAAGCACCTGTAATAAATTGGCTAGTTTTAGCGTAACCTTTTTTGCCAGCGAAACTCGCTGCTGCTTTGGATGCTGAACCTAGCTTTTTCTTACCTTTGTATAAAGTTCTAAGGACTCTTAATCCTACTGAACCAGCTGCTAATGGTAATGCCATTTTTTGCTCCTTTTTATTGTTAATTAAACCCCCATTGGAGGCTATTCGTGTTTAACCCCCCTATTTGCACATGCGACATAAATGTCGATGTTGCAGGGGTGAATTCAAAACCCATCAAATTCTTATTGATGAGAACAATTGCTCGCTTCGCTCGCAATCGTCAATTTCTGTCGAAATTGTCTTTTGTTCGTTATAATTATTAATCGCTATCGCAAGTGATAGCGATAAATAATTGTTATTGTATGTTTGGTAATTGATAACTCCTGGCGAAATCAGTTGATTATCGATTACCGAATATACCTCAACCTATTGATAGTATTGACTAACTTGATTGTCAGTATTTCAATAGATACATAAATAAGTGCTAATTCAAGGGTTATTGAAGGCACTAGAAAGGATAATATGTTAAGTACTATTGTATTAAGTCTATTAGCTATATGGTTGTCTATTATGATTATTGGACAGTTAATAGGTGGTGTAGTAGGTTATAGCTTCTATAAGTCTATTACCTCGGAAAATAAGGATAAATAATGGATAGGCATATATTAGATTCTATTCATAATGATACTGATAAGTGTGGTAATTATATCACACTTCAGTATGAGTTCCCATTTCCTGAAGAATCTGTCCTTAAAGAGAGATTAAATGAGGAGATGAGATTTATAATGAGGAAACCAATTATCACTATTTGTAGTGATAGTAATAATTGTCAGAAAGGAGAATAATATGGCAACTAAAACGATGTTTAAAGAACGTAGTCCAGAAGAAAGAGCTAATCACGTAGCTAGTAAGACTATGTATCTTAATAAGTCTACATATGCTGATCTTCAATTTGTTAAGAGATTAGTTATTAAACTAGCAGAAAATCAGAAGCTAGATATTGAGGCTATTAAGAAAGATATCTAATAAGATATTTCGGCTAACGCCTGTCGCCCTATGGGCAGGCGTTGCCTGTTTAATATATATTTCTCTCGTTGACCGAAGAATCTTTTGGTAAGGGAGATAAAGTAAATCAGAAGTATCGGAAAATCCTAAATTAACCAGTTTAGGTCTGAATCATACTGGTGCTACAAAGCATTTGAGTGAAGGACGATATTATAGATTGTATATGCAGTGGTTAGTGAAAGCTCTCACTTTACCAAAAAAACTGTATATTCTATAGCAGTTAAATGTAATTCGAAGTGCATTTACCACCTACATAGTAGGTGAGAGAAATCTATAGACGAGTGAAATATATATTTTGGCGATAATTAGTAAATAAATATGATTAGTTAAACTAATTATAGGAGGTGCTTAATGCGACCTTACGCCAGATTCCCCATCCGATAAGGGTGGGGATATTTTTTAAAAAATTCAGAAAGGATATAGAGAGTATGAAATATACAACAGTTAAATATTCTGAAATAGCCAAAGATCCTACTATGCGATTAGACGCTAAATATTGGATAAGGAAGAAAAATGTTCAAAGTAATACTAAAAAACAAATTCAGAGAGAGGAAGATAGATCTAAGCGTAGCAGTAAGAGTGATGTATAAACAGAAGTTTACAGGATCTATTCAACAAGAACATATTAAATGGTGGAAACCATATTGGATTAAGCCAATATTACTCGAAATACTATATCCAAAGCAAGGATGGATAACATTAGTTAAAGTATTTAGAGAGGGTAAGCCATCAGTAAGAGTGATAACTCGACCAACCAGCTCCGACAAGCGAGAGCTGCTTGTTCTTAAAAATAATTATGGAGGTAATAAATGGAATTAAAAGATCATAATTTAAAAAAACAAGATATATATGATAGAATTGTTACAGCTGTTAACATAGCCATAGGAGATGATGGTATGAGATCTAAAGAAATTTTAGAAAACTTTAAACAGTTATGTAAAATGTCTAAAGAACAATATAAAATACAAGTTAAATACTATGGAAAGGAGGAATAATGGGATTAAGATCTAGAAGAAAAAACTTTAAGTTTTTAATAAATGCTAAACAAATAGCTGGACAATTACTTCTACATAGAATGTGGAATGGATTATCACAAGAGAAAGTAGCTGAAATTATAGGAGTATCATTTCAACAGTATCAAAAGGTAGAAAAATGTGAAAACAGATGTATGGCAGAACAATTATTAGAAATATGTAATGCCTTTGATTGGGATCCAAGAACTATATTAAAAGCAGATCCTATTAAGACATTAGATGCTTGGACAAATGAAAGTAAACCAAGAACTAGACCTAATATTGTTAATAGACCTGAAAAAATAAGACAAAAATTAGATAAATTAAATGATCAAGCCTATAAAAATTATTTTAATAAAAATAAATATGTATGTGAAGCTGAAAAATTATCAGAATATGGTGAAGATCCTTTAGTATTAACAGAAGATATGGAGGTTAAATAGTGAATGGAATTTTTAATTTTGTTCGATTTGTTACTTATAGCATTGCTGCTGTAAGTGTTAGGAAAGTCTGGAATTGGCTCACCGAAGATGTCGATCCAATTCCTGGTACTAAAGAATTTAACCAAGAGTATGAGTCGGTTAAAGCTAAGTATAAAAATATGCGTAAACAAAAGGAGGAATATGAAGCGTATAGAAAAAGTAGGTGAATATGCTGTAAAAGCATTTACATTACCATTAAGAATTGGTGTTGGAATTTATAAGGCAATTAAGAAAGAAATGCCTGAAAAAGTTACAATGCCATTTGAGTTTAAAAGAAAGGAGGAAACTAATGGAACAGAAAGCAACACAGAAAGAAAGAGTATCTAAAAAATATGGTGCTTTAATATCATATTATGTAGAAGTATGGGCATTAGCTTACAAAACTGTAAGTTCTCATCCTGTTTTATCTACTTTAGATCCAATGGGTAAGAAAACTACAACAACAACATTGTTTCTTAGAGCTTGTTCTAGAATGGATAAAAGCGATGAAAAATCTGCTAAAGTTAAAGCTGAAGTATTAGAAACTATATCTAATAATACAAATAACAATGAACAATCAGCTAAGATAGCTTAATAAAATTTTGAGTTAAATATAATGGTCTAATGTATCATAACAAGAAACATAGTATTCAAATTTATGAGCATAGTTATATTCTACTCGAAATGCGTCTACGCCCTAGCTAGATGATAGGGCGTATTCGCTTTAAATTAATTAATAAAGGAGGAAATATGGGATTTGACTTATATGGTGAAAATCCAACTATAAAAACAGGTACTGTAAGACCAGGAGAAATTGATTGGAATACAGCAACTGATAAAGAAAAAGAAAAATACTGGGATTTGCAAAGAGAATTTAGAGACGCTAATCCAGGTGAATACTTTCGTGCAAACGTTTGGTTCTGGAGACCAATATGGAATTTTGTATGTGAAGTATGTCCAGATATATTGACTGAAGAAGATTATGAAAGAGGTCAATATAATGATAACCATTTAATTGAAGAAGATAGAGCAAAAGATATTGCTAAAAGACTTCGAGAGAAAATGGATTTAGCTAGAGAAAGACAAAAGGAATATGACACTGATGCACCTAACAAAGAAAAGTTTAATAAAATGTTAGAAGATGCAGGTAGTTTTATATTTGAAAAAATATCTAAACCTAAATCTGAATTAATAACTTGTCCTGGTGATATGA